TGCAAAAGCTATGAGCAAAGGAGAAGTGGGTGCCGATAAATTTGTTGAGGCAATAATAAGAGCTACTAGTAAGGGTGGACAATTTTTTGAAGGAGCCTCAAAACAAAGCGATACTTTAGCTGGTAAATTTAGTACTTTTGTCGATAATGTTGAAACTTTTGCACAGAATTTAGGTAAACTTTTTACACCAGCTTTTAAGGTGATTCTTGATGAACTTAATAAAGTAGCTGGTGAATTTAATAAAATATTTGCTCTGTTAAGTGATGCACAAATCGGAGCATCAAATAGAAATGTTGGTTCTGCTGCGTTTAAAGCACGTTTTGGTATGCAGGCTGATGCAGTCGCAGACATAACAAAAGCAGTTGAGTATAAGCAAGGACATTTTAATATGGTACAATACTTATTAAAAGAAAAACCTAACTGGAGTATAACTGTTCAT